ATTATGTGGCTACAAAAAGAAAGAAAAGAAAGAAAGATCGGGGCATGTGTCTGCCTTTCCTATAAGGGATGGGATAGATGGATACATAAGACAGGATCTAGGCTGCTTACCTGTAATGGCCTGAGATCACACATACAGATCCACACAGAATAGACCCTGCGACAGATCAACACATAGACTGCAATTGCGTGCCTGAGACAATCAAGCATATAGAATCGATCTCTTATGCCATCACAGCATATAGATCAGATCAGCCAGTCTATTTGATATAACGGGCATTATGTAAAGTAGATTAATGCGAATCACTATCAATAACGCCATAGCTAGCGCCTATTGAGTCAGCCTATCCGATAGGCCCCCCCTTCATCAGCAGCGAGGGGGCGCAGGGACTGGCCCGTAAAACACCTATCAATTTATAGTCACCCCAAAAAAAAATTTTATACCCACCAAAAAATAGTTTTGAAAATGTGAGCATATAATCAAAGCACATCAAGACGCATGAAGATTGGCAAGCCTTAGGCTACGGCGACCAAACAAGCACATCGCTTGGAGTCAGTCTTCAGCCGTGTTGGTTAAGCAGTCGCTATGCACATAGCATAGAGGTGACAATCCACTGAGTAATCGGTGGTGCAGGACTGGGGGTTCTCGGTTGCCAACAACTTGTAAAAAAAATCGCGGTCTTGCTATCGCACAAGGAGAGTTAATGGCTGGTTTTCCAATGCGTCGAGCGTTAGAGAAGAAGATCGAAGAGTTGGGTGGGATTGAGTTTGTCTCGTCCCATATAGCCGAGGGAATGACTATTGGTCGCTTGGCTGAGTTCATTGAGTGTTCTCGCCCAATGTTGTCCTTTTGGATCAATCAGACTGAAGACCGTAAAAATGCCGTCCTTTCCGCACGTAAGCTCAAAGCTGAAAAACTGGCTGAAGATGCTATGGACATTGCTGATTTCGCTGATGGTGCTTCCTCTTCGGCTGTCAACAAGGCTCGTCTACAGGTGGATACTCGTAAATGGATGGCTTCTAAACTCGATCCTGAAGGTTTTGGTGAGAAAGCACAAAACGAAGTGAACATCTCTATTGGCGACCTACATCTTCAAGCTTTGAAGCACATGGGAAAAGCTATTGAAGTCACTGAAGTCATAGAGAATCACTAATGGCAACAAACCCGTTCATCGAGTTCATCACTAAATACCGAAATGACCCAGTGTCTTTTGTACGCGAAGTACTTGGAACTGAGCCAGATGAGTGGCAAATCGACTTTCTCAATGCCGTTGCCGCTGGAAATCGAAAGATATCTATCCGCTCAGGTCACGGAGTTGGAAAGTCTACTGCTGGTTCATGGGCCATGCTATGGTACTTGCTCACTCGATACCCCGTTAAAGTGGTCGTCACGGCTCCCACGTCCAGCCAACTTTATGATGCCCTCTTTGCAGAACTGAAGCGGTGGGTCAAAGAACTACCTGCGCCTATTCAAGAGCTTCTCGATGTTAAACAAGAACGTATCGAACTCAAAGCCTCCGCAACCGAGGCCTTCATTTCTGCTCGAACCTCACGAGCCGAGCAGCCAGAAGCACTCCAAGGTATCCACTCAGAACACGTCATGCTCATCGCAGACGAAGCCTCTGGCGTCCCAGAACAGGTATTTGAAGCTGCTGCTGGCTCTATGTCTGGTCATAGCGCTGTTACTATTTTGTTTGGTAACCCTGTCCGTTCTAGCGGCTTTTTCTTTGATACACATAACCGTCTAAAAGACGACTGGTGGACAAAACGGGTATCTTGTGTAGACTCTAAGCGCGTTTCTGACGACTTTGTGAACGACATGAAGTCTAGATATGGAGAAGACTCAAATGCTTTCCGCATCCGTGTTCTTGGCGAGTTCCCACGATCTGATGACGATACCATCATTCCTATGGATCTCCTTGAATCAGCAAAACACAGGGATGTCGTTGCCTACGAAGATGCCCCCATCGTCTGGGGACTGGACGTGGCGCGTTTTGGGTCGGACTCCTCAGTTCTATGTAAGCGACAATCCAACGTGGTCACCACCCTCGACAAGTGGCGAAACCTCGACCTAATGCAATTGACTGGAGCCGTAGTTGCCCAATTTGAAGCCTGTGGACACAAAGAAAAGCCTGTTGAAATCCTTGTCGACTCTATTGGCCTCGGTGCTGGTGTTGTTGACCGTCTACGTGAGCTTAATCTTCCTGCTCGTGGTATCAATGTGTCTGAGTCTCCCGCTATGGGCCAGACTTATATCAATCTACGTGCGGAACTTTGGGGAAAAGCTAAAGCGTGGCTGGAAAAACGCGATTGCAAACTTCCGAACAACGAAGACTTAATCGCTGAACTAGCAACAGTGCGATACTCATTCAACAGTAGCGGCAAGATGAAAATCGAATCCAAAGACGATATTCGTCGTCGTGGCCTGAAATCACCTGACATGGCTGATGCATTTGTATTAACTTTTGCTTCTGATGCTGGTGTTGCAAGCTATGGATTCAAGCAATCTTGGGGTCAATCATTAAAACGCAGTATTCGAGGCATCGTTTGATTAGTTTTGACTATTGAGATACGATTGGGCAAAGGAGTTTCCTATGAAATACGATAAAGCTGCAAAGAAAATTGCATCTGTAATGGGTGAGTACAAAGACAAATCATTGCATTCTGGCAAAGGTGGTCCTGTCGTTAAGAACCCTAAGCAAGCTATTGCCATTGCGCTGTCTGAGGCCAAGATGCCTAAAAAGAAGATGGCAATGAAAGCTAAGAAAGGCTAATCATGGATCCGATTACAGCATTCCAAGGGTTATTGTCTTTTCTTGGCATTAATGCTGGTGGCGCTGCTGCCACTACTGGCGCAACAACCGCATTAGCACCAGCTGCTGGAAGTGGGTTAGGTTTAACTGCTGGCGCAACAGGTACTGGCCTACAAGCTGCTGGTGGTGTTGGATTGACTGGCGCACCTGCCACAGCCGCTGCTGTAGCTCAACCTGCTATGACTGACATTGCAATAAAAATGGGTGGATTATCTGGTTTGCAAAAAGCTGGCACTTCTTTGTTAGATCCAAACATGTCTTTGCATGATAAATTCAATTCTGTTGCTCCAGAAGCATATAAACAGTCTATGTCTAGCCAAGCCGACTTCTCTAAGTTGCAGCAAGGCATTCAACCTATGAACATGCCTTCATATGCTCAACCTTCCATGCCATACCAAGGTGGCGGCATCGAAGAAATTCTCAAGCGCCAGCAAGGTTTGTTGCGCTAATTAGGAACACTATGTACGACGAAGAAACCAAAGATCCTCTATTGATGGCAGAAATGCTCAAGCGTGAGATGGAGGTCGACGAAGAAGACATCATGACCGAGGAAGAACTCCAAGGCATTGTCAGCTCTGAGATCTCTGATGCTGTCACATTTATCGACGAGGACATTGGTGGCCTTCGCGCACAAGCAACTGAGTACTACCTTGGTCAGCCATTTGGCGACGAAGAAGATGGTCGTTCTCAAGTTGTTTCAATGGATGTACACGACACAGTGCAAGGCATGTTGCCAAGCCTGATGCGTATTTTCTTTGGCCCTGACCGTGTTGTTGAATTTGCCCCTCAAGGTCCAGAAGATGTGGCCCAAGCTAGTCAAGCTACTGACTACTGCGACTTCATCTTCAAGCGCGACAACAATGGCTTCAAGATTCTCCACTCTGCTTTTAAAGATGCCCTGATCCGTAAGGTTGGTATCGTTAAGTACTGGTGGGATGAGTCTGTCACTGTCAAAGCAGAACACTTCACTGGCCTCGATGAAAATAGCATGTTGCTGTTGACTCAAGATCCAGAAGTTGAGATTTCGGCGGTCCGTGAATATCCCATACTCGGGATGCCTCCTCAAATGAACGAGGCAATGGGTATCATGATGCCGCCACCCATGCAGTATGACGTTGAAATCAAACGCCGTACTAAGTCTGGCAAAGTCAAGATCGAAGCCCTTCCTCCAGAAGAGTTCCTGATTGATCGCCGCGCCAAGTCTATTGACGAAGCTACTTTTGTTGGTCATCGCTCCATGAAGACGGTATCTGAACTCGTGGCTATGGGCTATGAGTACGATGATGTCGTTGCCGTGTCTGGTGATGGCTATGAGTTTGACACAAACCAAGAATACCAAGCCCGTAACCCACTGGCTATTGTTCGCGGTTCTACAAACCCTGATCCAACAACAAAGCACGTCCTGTATATCGAAGCATACGTAAAAGTAGACTTTGATGGTGACGGCATTGCTGAATTGCGCAAGATCTGCACAATCGGTGGCTCACATAAGGTTGTTCACAACGTAATTGTTGATGAGCGCCAGTTTGCTGACTTCTGCCCAGATCCAGAGCCACATACATTCTTTGGTAACTGCCCTGCCGATGTCACTATGGACATCCAGCGCATCAAGTCAAACATCCAGCGTGGCATGTTGGATTCGTTGAGCCAGTCTATTCACCCTCGCACAGCAGTGGTTGAAGGCCAAGCCAACATTGAAGACGTGTTAAATACTGAAGTTGGTGCGATTATTCGTATGCGAGCGCCTGGCATGGTCCAGCCGTTCAACACCCCATTCGTTGGGCAAGCTGCTTTCCCAATGTTGGAGTACATGGATGACGTTAAGCAAAACCGTACAGGTATCTCTAAAGCTGCTTCTGGGCTTGATGCTGATGCTTTGCAGTCGACCACGAAGGCGGCTGTAAGCGCTACCGTCAACGCTGCCCACCAGCACATTGAGATGATTGCTCGTATCTTTGCTGAAACAGGCCTACGTAAGCTGTTTAGCGGCATCTTGAAGCTCGTCGTCGAGAACCAAGACCGCGAGCGCATGGTTCGACTGAACAATAAGTTTGTCCAGATTGACCCACGTTCTTGGGATTCCAACATGGATCTGGTTGTTAATGTTGGCGTTGGTGATGGCACTATCCAAGAGCGAGTTGCTGTCTTGGGTATGGTCGCGGCACGTCAAGAAGAGATCATGAAGACAGGTGGGTTCAACAATCCAGTTGTTTCATTGGCTCAGTACACCAATACTTTGACGAAGATGGTTGAGTTGTCTGGCTTTAAAGATACACAGAATTACTTTACTCAACTTCCATCTGACTACAAATTGCCAGAAACACCTCCTAAGAAGACTCCAGAAGAGATGTTGGCAGAAGTCCAAGCCCAGTCTATCCAAGCAGATATCCAGAAAAAGGCTGCTGAATTGGAATTGAGGCGCGATGAAATGATTCGTGCTGATGACCGTGAGCGTGACCGTATCGAGCAGGATGGACTCTTGCGCCGCTACGAAATGGAATTGAAATACAATACACAAATTCAAACGGCAGAAATCAATGCTGCCATGAATAAAAACCGTGAATTAGAAAATCAACAAGCTCAACAAGACCAAGCAGCGATTGATGAGTACAACCGTCAACAACAGGCGTACATGCAAACGGTTCAAGAACAGGCGTTACAACAAACTCAGCAAGCGCCAGCAGTCCCACAACAAGGGTTCTAAATGGACGAATTAGAGATTAATTTGCAGCGCGGTGATCGTGCCAAGCTGCTTCTCGAAGACGAGCTTCTCAATGAGATGCTCAAAAAGATTGAAGAGGATTGCTTCCGTGAAATCCGTGCTTCTACCCTTCTCGAAGGCGAAGTTCGTGAAAAAGCGTATTTAATCCTGAAGACCGTAGATATTCTGAAAACGAAGTTGCGGTCTGTTTACGATACTGGCAAGATGGCAGAAGTTACTCTTGCAAAGCGCCGTGGTCGTCCACCAATGGCAAAATGATTTTTAACTAAGAGGTGAATATGTCCGATAACGCACAAGCAATCGGGATGAGTGTGAATGATGCAGCGCAAAGTTTTGCTTCCATGCTAGACACCGAAGAGGCTGTTGACACTGGTGCAGAGGCGCAAACTACCAATGAGGAAACTCAAGAAGTAGAGTCTGATGATTTGGAATCTGTGGAGCCGCAAGATGAAACAGAAGAAGAGTCGGATGACGTAGAAAGCGAAGAAGAGGAAACCGAAGAGGAAGAGCCTGTTGAATCCAAGTTTGTCGTCAAAGTTGATGGCAAGGAGCTTGAGGTTGACAAGGAAGAGCTAATCCGAGGCTACCAACGCGAAGCTGACTACACTAGGAAAACGCAGAAGCTTGCAGAAGAGCGCCGTCAGGTGGAGTCTGAGCATCAGCAAGTACTAGCAGAGCGAGAGCAATATGCTCAAGTTCTTGGACAATTGAAACAAAAGGTGCAGGAATTTGAACCTGCTGAACCTGACTGGAATGCTTTAGAAGCTCAAGACCCAGTGGAATACGCCCGTCAATGGACGCATTTCCAACGCCGTCAACAGCAGATGCAAGCTATCCAACAGGAAGAGGCACGAGTCAATGCATTGCGCCAAGTTGAGCAACAAAAGCACTTGCAGGAATTGCTGGTAGCCGAGCGAGACAAGCTCTTGGATAAGATCCCTGAGTGGAAATCTCCAGAAAAGGCAAAAGCAGAGCGTGTAAGCGTTATTGAGTATGGCAAAGATTTAGGCTTTTCTGAGGCCGAATTGGATCAGGTCACCGACAGTCGTGCAGTAATTGCTTTGTATAAAGCGATGAAGTATGACCAGTTGATGAGTAAAAAACCTGAGCTTCAATCGAAGATCAAGAAAGCACCTAAGTTGTTGTCACCTGGCTCATCTGGTTCAGTTTCGTCTAAGAGTTCGGACAAGGCTCGCGCACAAACCCGTCTTGCACAAACTGGTAGCGTTAAAGACGCTGCCGCCCTTTTCGACAAATTTATCTAAGGAACCATCATGGCTGCCGTAACCAACACCTATACCCGATTCGACGCTAAAGGCGTTCGCGAAGATCTCAGCAATGTGATCTATCAAATCTCTCCTGAAGAGACTCCATTCATGTCCAACGTGGGCCGTGAGAACGTTAAGAACACTTATTTCGAGTGGCAAACTGACGAACTCGCTGCTGCCGTTACTACCAACGCGCAAATCGAAGGCGACGACATCACCAGCTTCACCGCTGCTACACCTACAGTTCGTTTGGGCAACTACACCCAGATCAGCCGTAAAGATGTCATCATCTCTGGCACTTTGGAATCAGTTGACAAAGCTGGTCGTCGTAGCGAATTGAGCTACCAAATGGCTAAGAAGTCTGCTGAACTCAAGCGCGACATGGAAGCCACCATCTTGGCTAACCAAGCAGCTTCTGCTGGCTCTACATCTGCCGCTCGTGCTTCTGGCGCATTGTTGGCATTCTTGAAGAGCAACACCAACAAAGGTACTGGCGGTGGCGATCCCACATACACCACCACTCCTACTGCTGGTCGTACAGACGCTACTGCTGGTGACTTGCGTTCGTTCAGCGAGACATTGCTGAAAGACGTGATCCAACAAGTGTGGACCGAAGGCGGTAACGCTTCTATGGTCATGGCTGGTCCAGTCAACAAGCAAAACCTGTCGAAAATGGCTGGTATCGCATCTCAGCGTTTCAACGCTACTGGTGCAAAGCCTTCCACCATCATCGGTGCTGCTGACATCTACGTGAGCGACTTCGGCAACGTGACTATCGTTCCTAACCGCTTCCAACGTGAGCGTGACGTGTTCGTGATTGATCCACAATACGCATCTGTTGCCTATCTGCGTCCATTCCAAACTGTGGAATTGGCTAAGACTGGTGATGCCGAGAAGCGCATGCTGTTGGTTGAGTGGGGCCTGAAGGTCAACACTGAGAAAGCCCACGGCGTGGTTGCTGACTTGAACAGCGTTTTGCAGTAATGCAAACTAAGGGGAGAGGGGAAACCTTCTCTCCTTTTTTAAGTTAATTTATGGACAAAAGACTCTTTGATTACGACCCGATTACGGGAACCAAGAAGATTTGGCACTATGATGCTGCCAAGGATGAAGCAATCATTGAAAACGTGATTGATGCATCTGGTATCGTTGAAGACAATAAAGCACGATTCAATCAGTTTGATGAACGAGCTAATTGGAACGGCGATATGCACCATGTGGCTTCCATTCCGATGGAAATCTATTATCAATTGAAGGCTGAAGGCAAGTTGGATGATCAAGCGTTTATGAAGCGCTGGTTAAACGATGCGAACAATCGCGCTTTCCGCACTCGCCCAGGAAATGTTTAATGTCAAATGTTATTGGTTTGTTAATTCCCACTAGGGATTTTGTTAATTCAGGTTTTGCTTACGATCTGGCCCGACTCGTTGGGTTCCACGTTGGCACAACAAAAGACAAGATTGTTCTCTATACAAGCTCAGGCACTCTGCTTTCTGCACAGCGTCAAGACTTGGCTAGAGGGGCTATTGAGGCGGGTTGTACCCACACTCTGTGGCTTGATAGTGATATGCGTTTCCCAAAGGATGTGTTGAAACGTCTTTTGGCACATGACACGGGTATTGTTTGCGCGAACTATGCAAAACGTCGATTCCCAACGGAACCGATTGCAGTCCGTAAGAACACACCAGACGAAGAGGCGACTGAAATTAAGCGCGTCTACACCGAAGCAGACTCAACAGGTCTGGTAGAGGTTGATTACTGCGGTATGGGCGTCATGCTGGTAAAGCGTGAAGTCTATGAAGGAATGGAATTGCCTTGGTTTGCTATTCCTTGGGTTCCATCAGTAAAAGACTACATTGGTGAAGACGTTTGGTTCTGCCGTCGAGCATTGGAAAATGGTTATCCAACATACGTTGACCAAGATGTATCTAAAGAAGTGATGCATATTGGTTCTTTTGAATACAAACATGAACATGCCAACGCATGTAGGGATGTAGAGAATGGCGATTGATTCGTATTCAAACCTGAAGTCTGGCATTGCTGACTTCTTAAACAGGAGTGACCTCACATCGGTCATTCCTACATTTATCTCTCTGTCTGAGGCGAAGTTCAATCGAGTTCTTCGCACTCGTCAGATGGTTAAACGTGCGACTGCAACTATTGATACTCAATACTTTGCTATGCCAGCCGACTTCTTAGAAGCCAAAAAACTGGTGTTGAACACAAACCCAATTACTACCGTTGGCTTTGCCACTGCTGAATACTTGGACACTCAGCGTTCAAGTGTTTACATTGCAAATGGCAAGCCAGCACTGTTTGGCGTTGTTGGAACTCAGTTTGAGGTAGTGCCTTCTCCTGATGCAAACTACACAGGCGAATTGACCTACTATGCTAAGATTGATCCATTAAGTGATTCAACAACAAGCAACTGGCTTCTTTCATACGCACCAGACTTGTACCTGTACGGCGCATTGGTTCAAGCCGCACCGTACTTGCGTGATGATGAGCGTATCTCCACATGGGGCCAGTTCTATACTGCCGCTATGGACGATATTGTTGTTGCAGATCAAAGGGCTTCTGTGGCAACTACACCAGTTGTTCGCGCCCGTTCTTTAGGATAAAACATGTCATCCTTTACCGATTACACAGAAAACCTCGTTCTTACTTGGCTGTTCACAGGTAGCTCTGCTACTCGTCCAACTGCTTGGT